GTCTTTTCGGTTATGAGTTTTGCAACGGGATTATTTAGTAATCCTCCTCCAAGACCTAAAAGTGGTTTGATAAGTAGCAGTGGGTTCATTAGTTGTTGAGTATTACCGCGATGAAAATTATAATGCCAACAGCAATTATAATTTTTGTTTTCTTAGTGGTTCCGTTCCACCATTCTTCGGCTTTCCATTTTAGATCGTCTAACATAGTTTCCTCCCTGATGTTAAATTAGCGAAAAGTTATCATTATTCATCATAACTTGCAAAGTATTTTCCTGCATCTACTATTCTTTGAGCTAACTCCTCTGTAAAACCACGAGAAATTAAATCATCAATTTGGGCTTGTTTTTCTGTGTCGTCCGCGTCAATAGTCGTACCGCTTGCTACAGTAGGTATACGATTTCCACCTTGTTCAACTGTAGGTTGGGCAGGGCCAAAAAAATCACTAAAATCTAAATCACCAAACCTGTCGAATAAACTTCTCTCTGCTTCAAAAGGAGTTGTTGTTCCTGGAGACCTAGGGTGAGTTTGCATAGGTGAATCAAATAAACCAGTTATAAAACCAAGACCAGGAATACCTGTTGCAAGACCCACAAGTCCACCCATTATTGCAGAAGGAGAAATATTACCTAATGCGTCTCCAAGCTGTGCACCTGAATAACCAAGGCTTTCACCAAAACTTAAACCGTCTGTTGGTGTAAGCCCAGCACTAATTCCAAAAGGACTTGGATTATAGTCAGCCATGCCTAAGTTAGGGTTTGCATTTATGTTAGCTAAAGCTGCTGCATTTAAAGCTCTTGCTCGCGCTCTCATATTTTGATTATGTGCATTTTCTACAACACCGGGAGCTGTCACTACACCGGTGCTTGAAGTTACTGGTCCAGACTCACTACCTACTACTCCAGAACTAGTACTTGATGCATTTCCATGAGCAGCCGCGTCACCAGCCGTTCCGCCTGGATTACCTCCCGCTTCAGCATCTCCCTGACCAGGTGCACCGCCCAACCCATCATTATAATTAGGTATTCCTTTTGGTCCGTCGTGCGGAGGATTACTGTCATACAGGTCTAATTTTTTTAATATTGATGCTTCTTCTGGTGTTATATAAGCAAGTTTAACATGGTGTTCTCCACGACCGTATTCTCGTGGAATTCCTGAAACTAAATTGTCTTTAATTCCATAAAGTTGGTCTTCTTGTTTTTTAGATTTAAATAGATTATTTACTCCCATTTTTTAGTCCCATTCTTTGCTTGTCTATGCTGGAAATACCAGATTTAGCCAAAGATACAGCCGCTCTAAGCTTCTGATGCTTGTCATTTTCTTCAATCTTAGTTTGATCGATTTCTCTAGCTTGCATCATCTTCATCATGTCAAGATTTGCTCTAGTTTCGTCATTTTCTTCTTTTCTTTGCTGTTCTGCCGCCTTAATTTGGTTTTCTTCAGCTTTTAAACGCAATAATGGGTCCGAATCTAGCTGATTTAGCACTTTTTTCTCTTGTTCAGCGTACTCAGCCATGCTTTCAGCGACTAAAACCGCTTTTCTAGACTCTAACATCTCTGTTGTTTGCTTCATTTCTTGTTGCATTTGCATAAATTGAGGATTTTGACGTGGATCTTGGCCCATTTGTTGTGCTTGAGCTCCCATTTGTTGCATTTGCTGTCCCATTTGTTTCATTTTTTGCATTTCTTCTTTAAATTCTAATTGAACTTGCTCTTGTGCCATTAATCCAATGTGTTCTAGACAGTTTTTTTGTAAAGACATTAATACAGCAGGGTTAGTTCTTACTGACATAGTTCCCATAAAGCTTAAATGCGATGCAATGTGTGCTTGGTGATCTTGGTTTGGAAACGCTTGAAACTTTTTACCAGATAACGCTGTTATGTTTTCAGTTGCAGGGTCACTTGGTTTTGGTTTTTTTGGTGGAGGTAATAAAGAATCAATATTCTTAACTTCCAACGCTTCGTACATATCACGATAAGCTTGATACATGTTGTGCATTTTAGGATTAGACATTGCCATTTGTAATTGTGTTTGTGCAATACTAATACGTTGTGTTTGTGAAAAGATGTTTGGATCTGCAATTGGTATAATGTCAACTTGTTGATCAAAGTCTTTTGCAAAAATCTTTTTCTCACCACCAACAACTTCAAACGGATATTCAGGTGGTAGGTAAGTTACAAAACAATCAGCCAATAACATGAACTCACATTTCATTGCTTGGTATAAACGTTTGTGAATTGCACTCATCACTCTAGAGCCACGCTCTAGTAATGCAACTGTTGTACCAACTGCTGCACTTTGATTACCGTCACCAACTTGCATGTCTGCAATACTTGCAAAACGCTGAGCGCCCTGAACTACTACACCCATCAAACTTAACAACGTTTGTGATGGCTCTTTAAATGGTAATGGCATGAATGCGTCTCTAAGGTTTCCACCAGGAGCATCAACATCTCGGAATTCACCCGGCTGCAACGGTTGAGCTTCGTCTCTGACACGGATGCCTCTTTGTTTGAATCCGGAAGGTAAATTTGACAAGGTGCCGGCATCTAAGAGTTGTCTTAGTGCGGCTGTGGCAGTCCTAGAAAGCCCGCCGATCATGTGAATTAAACCGAATCCATAAAAGCCTAATCCTGGTAGAAATTTGAAATGCACAAAATAATCTTTACGTTTACGATTTGGATCTTGTGCAGAATAGTTACGTCGCACAGAAAGCACTTTACCAGAACCTTCATCAACAGTTATGATGTAAGGAACTTTAAGACCAGTTGCTTCTTGTGTTTCTGGGTTGATGTCTTCAAACCCTGGTATCTCTAAATCAGCATGACACTCTAGCAATGTGTAAACTTCGTCAGCGTTTGATGACACGCCTTGTAATTCATCTTTTTCTTTTCTAACATCACTTGGATCATACGAACTTTCTTCTAGCTCAACGTCAGAATAGAACCCTGACAACTGTAGCTTGACTAAGTCATTACCAGTCATTTTAATCTGATGGATAATGCAGTCAGCGTCTTCTAAGCTAGTTGCAGAATATGGTACAAACAAATCTTCTGCTGGTACAAACTTAGATACGCAACGTTGTAAAATTGAATCGTAATAAACTTTCTTAAATGTAGAACCTGCTAGTGGTAAATTAAATAACATCTGATCAAACTCTGGCTCATACTCTTTCATGTTAACCATAATCTGATAGTTCATAAATTCTTTAACCCGCGTTGCCTGGTCCTCGCGCTGTGGTGTTTGTTTACCGACTATCTGTGTTCTGACCGGCCCACCTGCTGGTAGTAATTCTTTATAAGCTAGTGCTTGGAATTGTGTTACTGCTTCTGCAAGAACTGGATGCGTTGCACCTGAAGCACCTTGGAATGGTTCTACTCTAGACTCGTATTTAAAACCAAGTAGTTCTAAACCTTTGGTGTAAGTGTCTTCCCATTCTGATCTGCTCGCTTTGTACTCGTCGTACAAATCACGCATTTCAATACCAATTAAATTAAGTGCGTCTTCGTCTAAAAAGTCAGCCAGATTAGCTTCGTGTTGTTCGCCACCTTCTGCTGCCATGACTTGTGGATCAAAATCAATAGTTGCTCCACCGTCAGAATCTTCAATAATCTCTATTGGCTGCTTGTAGTTTTCTTGCATCGCCATATCTTTTTGTAGATCTTTTGGACTAGGTATAGTTACCGTGGTTCGTGCATCTTCTCTATCTATCGCCATTATATTGTCCTTTGTTTAAATAAATTTTGTATACCATTATGCATCGGTCCGCGTTCCGGGGGCAATGTGCCTTGTGGCCTGATCACTGGACCGCCGTTCGCGAAGGCAAATGAAAGCTCAGCATTGTAACTTGGTTGCCCTTCCGGTGGTATTACTGTTCCTATGTTCAAATTCTTATTGCCGTCGTTATAATTAAGTCCGCCAAAAAATACATCGTCCATACTATTATAATAACCCTGGCTTGACAAACCTTCTTTACGGATCGGTATTGAGTAGCCTTGGTTTCTTCTGCTTTCCATAAGTCTAACTAGTTCATTAACCTGATTATATTTTGCTTGCATACGTAAGCGTTTTTCATATTCTTCTCGCGTCATAGGTTGCACTAGATTACCGTCTTGATACCCAACTCGACCACCCTTAGCATAGTCATAGTCTACTTTTCTAGTGTTTTTTAAGAACTCAGACAATTCTTTTTCTGTTTGTTCTTTAGTTAACTTACCACCAGTAGCAAAATTTTCTATAGTGCTAATTGGCATTTTTAATTCTTCAACGCCGTCTAAGCTGTAGTTTTCATAATCTTGGTATTCGCCTTTTTGAAACTCACCAGCATAAAACTCACCTTCTTGTACAGAGGCTTTACCACCTGGTCGTCGCATTTCAGTTGCTGGAACATACTCAAAACTAACTTGTTGGAGATCATCACCACGTGCATTTACTTCAATATTACCACTTACTGCGTCTTCGTATAAACGATAGACATCTTTGCCATTATCAAACTCATACACGTTAAGAGGATCACGTCCTCCAGTTGCAACCTTAACTTGTTTGCCTTCTTTCATAATTCGATTAACTAATAATGGAAACCATTCCGGCATACCTCTGGCTGCCATCTCTGGCATAACCTTAGCTGCAGTTGTTGCAACTTTAGAAGTCTTGCCAAATGGAAGCATCAAACTAGCAATACCAGCACCCATTCCACCTAAAAAGGTTCTTCGCGACATTGGAAATTTTTTATCGTCGGCCACGATTTTTTACTCCCTGAATGATTCCACCCATTGCGTTTAATGTTCTCTTGTTATCTTTAAAAATTATTTCTGTTAAATCAGTTCCTGAACCTTGTTGGTCGACAGCGTCATTTATTATATCCCTTATTCTGTTAGCTTCTTCTATGTTACCTACTTCTATTGCTTCGTCCATAGCTCGATAATAGTCGTCTATTACTTTTCTCTGACTGTTAAGAATTTTAGTTTCAGTTTGAATAGGTTTAAAAAGTGTTTCTTCTAACATCTGAGTGACTTTGTCATTTGCTTCCTTGTTCCGCGCCACACTGTCCGCTGACGGTGAATAACCAGTCGCTGCTATGTCTTCTTCAGTTAAATATTTTGGTCGATAGTTTTCACCTGGCCAATAGTCTGTCATTATATTTTCTGCGTTGCGGTTATCGTAAGTGTTTTCAACAAACCCTCTTTGTGAATCCATTTGTTTTGCTTTTGCATATTCAGCATCAAAGATTGGCGAAGCATTTCTGTAGAACATATCATACTCATCACGAGTAATAAGACCTTCGTCTAAGTTATACATCAAGTCTTGTTTCCATTGTGAAATGTTTGATGCTACTATTGACGTCTGCGACTTATCTCCTGGAAATAATGTTTCACTAACTTTTTGTGGTTGGTTAAACGGATGGTTTGGTCCTGGCTTCATAGTGCCTTCGATATAATGACCTGCTCTAACTAATTCATCATAATTAGAAACATCTTCCGGCTTAGTTGCGTAAGGACCAACTTTTCTTTCTTTTTGTGTATTTGAAAAAGCACCTTTTCCAAAAAATAATTGATCTTCAGCTAGTCTCGCTGTGTCTTCTTCAGCGAAAACATTTGGTTTACCAAAAAATTCATCAGGTGGAGATTCAGTTGCAATAATATCTTTTGCTGCTTGCTTACTTTCTGCTTCTTTCATTGCTTTAAATTCATCAAACGACATCGTGTCTGCACCTTTGCCGTCAATATATTCAGCGCGCATTTCAGCTTCAATCATCTCATCTGTAGTTGAAAGTTTTTTAACATCAGCAAGTGATGTAGTAATCTCTGAAAGAACTTGATCTTCATTTTTAGTTAAAAACGCTTGCACCATTTTTTCTGCGGTAGCTCGATCAAGTTTCATGTCAGTGCCAACTTTAACTAGCTGGTCAACAGTCATGTTAGCTGTTTTAGAACCAAGTCCTTTGGAGTTTCCCAAGAAAGCTTGTTTTAAAAATTCAAAAAATCTTTTCATTAATAGTACGACCTTCGTTGCGGCTCTTCAGGTTCGTCTTCGTAATCTTCTGGATGTTCAACGAAGCCCCCTTGTCTAAACCTCATTAATGCTTGAGTCATGCTGTCCACTAAGTCATCGTGTTCGCCTAGCGGGAATGCAGCGCACTCCTCAATCATTTCCTCTGTAAACTTACGATCTGGACACCAGACTTGTCCCGCCTCAAATAAAGGCGCAACCGCGTTTACTCTAGTATGTTTATCATTTCCACGGCTTGGTGTAAAGTTAATAACTGGTATACCCATTTTACGTAATTCGTAGGTTAATGGCAGTCCTGAAGCCTTGGCTTCCACGATCACCGTTTCGGGATTCCAATAATCAAACTGTTCTTTTGCAATTCGACGCAGTTCTGGAAACTCAAATCTATCCTTTACAACATCAAGTAGAATGATCATCGGTCCACTGTCCTCGTCTTTTTGGAACACGCCCCACGTAGTTATGGCGCTGTAGTCAGCAGTTTCTTTTTTCATAAACGCTGTGTCATACGATTGGATTACATGCATTAGACTCGGCAACGTATCCGGTTTCCATATCTGCCACCACTCACGTTTTATAATACTACCTTCAGCTGCTGTTGGATTTTGTTGGTATTGTGCAT